AATGCCAATGAAAACGGTAGCCTCGTTGATCGCGATGGTCGCAATTGGAACGTGGGCTTACTTCGGTATTATAGAAACTCAAAATAAACTTTCAACAGAAGTAGAATTAATGCAAAAAGATTTAACTGAGAACACAGAATTTAGAATCAAATGGCCGCGGGGCCAACTTGGTTCGCTTCCCGCAGATAGCGAGCAATTTATGATGATCGAGGATTTATATAAGACCACCGAGAAGTTAAACAAACATATTGAATCTATGGCATTAAACAAAGTCAACATAGAATTTTTAAGAAAACAAATGGATAAAGTTTTAGATGATATTGAAAAACTTAAAGACCAAAATAGAGAGATGCATTATAAAAACGGAAATGGAGATCATAAATGAACCCAGAAGTAGTATGTAAAACCTGTAAGTGTCCATGCCATTGTGATTTTGAAAAACACTCTACCTGGGGAGGACCACCTAGTCAATTCAGTGGAGAGTGTGATTGTGATAAATGTGAATGTGATAAAGAGGGAGAATAAAAAATGATAGAAGCTGTATTTGCATTACTGATGTTTGTAAACGGAGAGATTAAGGAAGCGCGTATCCAAGAATCGATGGGAATGTGCCTTAGCGGAAAACGTAAAGCGGAGAGACAGTATTCAGAAACTGTATCTTACAAATGCTGGAAAGGTAACGCAGAGCTAGAGGATAATATTGACGGGTCTAAGTCAATTAAAAAATTAATCATTGAATAAGAAAACATACTCTTTTTTTCTTAAAAAGAATCGTAGAAAAAACCCCGTAGCCAAAGCTTTGAAGTTCTTTACTTCTAAAGTCAAAGAAGATAAAACCAAGTATGACAGAAAAAAAATCAACAAAAAATCTCTTTGGGAAGGGTTTTAGTTTAAAGACCGAAGTTACCAATGGAGAGTGCCCTATATGTAAAGCCCCAAGTGTTTTTGTATCTCTTTATAAAAATTATTATCGATGTATGAATTGTGGTGAAGATACAGAACAAAAAGTTAACGGAGTAATTAGTTATATTCCTATTAGTGGCGGCAAAAAGAATCTACCAACTCTAACGTTTAATAAAGATGGCTAAAGCACCAAAATTTGGTATCAATATATATCATAAAAGAACCCCTAAAAAGAGACCAGGCAGACATGCCAAATCAGTTTCAAAAAGAATACCTCGTAGAAAGCCTTATGTAGGTCAAGGTCGTTAACTAAGTTTACAAATTTACATAATTCATTTACAAAAATTTTCCTTATTTACAAGCAATACCAACATTTTTGTTGCATCCCATAGAATTGTCAATTATGTCAATAATATGACAATACAAAAGACTCAATTTCAGAATTCAAACTGTGTCGTTCATGACGATACCCACGACTGGGGCGGGAAAGACCCCTTTATGAGAGAACAAGAAGAATTAAGAGAAAGTTATCAACAATCTTTGAGAAATAAGGCAGAACGAGAAGAACCTAAAAAATAATTATTTTTATTGTTGACAAATATCCCACATTAACCTATATTAATTAAAGGCTCCTGGGTACGAGCTCACCTAACAACTGCCCTAAACAGATCAAAAGAAAGATGAAAACATGAGTAAAAAAATAACATTAACTACTAACAATATTGGTCATAGACAATGGGCCACCTTGATTTTAGAACTTAATAATATGTCTAAAGCATGGAAAAGATTTGGTGTTAACATAAAAATAACAGCACCAAGATCTCAAAATATAATAAAGTGGGGAAATAAAACGAACGATGAAAGAGATATTCAATCAGAAGTTCATTCTTGAGTCAACACAACCCAAGTCTGCTGAACAGGACCTGTGGATAGCTGTGTTAAGTAAGGCGGCACATGACGCCGTCTATACATCCGATTGGAGAGAAGCACTCCTAGCTATTGCTTGGTTTAAATCAGGTAATTATAATTTTAGAAAAGTATGCGAATACGCAGGACGTGATCCTGAATATGTACATAGAGTAATGGAGCTTCCAATTAAGCGAAGAGAAAAAGAGATGGAAAAACATGGCGTACGTAGCACTATGCGGATTGTGTAGAGGTAATGGTTATATAACAGTTGAAGTTAAGGCCGAAGGAGAATTACCAACAAAAGAAATTAAACAATGTTGGTTATGTGAATCTAAAGGTGAAAGAACTTTGAAAAACCAAGCTGAAGTAGATAAGTTTATTTATGAAACTTATTTTAAAAAAGAATGAAATATTTTGTAGTGCTTATTCTTCTATTTAATGGAGAATTAAAAACTGAAAGAATCTCTTACCCTATGTCGTTGGGATGTTTTGACGCGGGCCAAGCTCACATTGAAAACATTGCTAGCTACAAGGATAAAGGTTTAACTGGTGATCCAAAAGATCAAGGATGGTATCTTCATGACGGAAGAGGCACGGTCCAGGGATTCTATTGTGATTAATGAGTCATCGTTTCTTTGCAATAATACTTCAAAGCGATTCTGTGTTGATTAACATAGGCAGCTCCCATTCTATCAATAATGGCTACTGACTCTTTGTGAGCCTGACGGGAGCAGGCATACCAACTGTCAAATAAGACAGGGTATTCTTTTGGTTCTGCGCATTGTTGTCCATTAAAAAATGAACAAACCCAAAAAATTAAAACAAATTTCATATTGACAACCATTGTAATTTATGAGATAAATCCCATATATGAAAACAACAGAAAGAGGTATAACACATGACAGACATTAGTCGATATAAAAATGTTTCGTTAACAAAAGAAACTTATCAAAACTTAGATAAGATAAGAAAAGTCATCACTCCACACATTGTTCAAAGTCGTAGTGGAACTATTAATATTCTAGTTAATAAAGAAATGCAGAAACTAAATGGAAAAGTTAAAAGCAAAAAAGAAGACTAGAATTTGTCCACGTTGTAGGGGAAACGGTTATTTTACAGTAAAAGAAAGTGTAGGTAATCAAGTGGATAAAGTAGTACAATGCCCTATGTGTAATTCACAAGGAGAACTAGATGATGAAAGTGATGATATCCTTATTACTTCTGATGGTATTGTCGCACTGCAGTAAGTTTGCTTTATTGACAAGCGGAAGCAGTGTCGCCATCAGTCAGAATGCTTATGCCAAGGCTTATAGTGGCGTAGATATTTTAACAATTATAAGCACAGATAAAGATATAAAAACTCATGTATATGAGAATATTAGGAAGGACGTTGAGTGACAGTACACGAAGCAGACATAGAAAGAATGAAAAGAGGACCCCATGATCTAGAAGAAAGGATAGATCAATTAGAAAAACAAAAAGAATTATTAAAGAGTCATTGCAAGAAGGCAGGAGATACAATTAAAAAGTTAGAAGATCAGATCTCTAGACTAAAAGGTGATATAGATCGATTAGTGGAGGAGAATAATAATATAAAAATTATAAAAGAAAGTAATAAATGAGAGAAATGACACCGACTGAACGAGCTTATGTGGCTGGAATCGTAGATGGTGAGGGATATATTGAGTTTGTACAACGAGATAGAATCCGTCATGATCGACCGGGAAAACCTATTCATAAAGTTATGAACATTAGATTAGAGGTCCCCCAGGTAGATGGCAGGCTGATTGATTACTTAATGGAGACCACGGGAGAAGGGAACAGGGATCTAAAAAAGTATCCTAACAATCCGGAATGGCAAGATCAACATCGTTGGCGAGTTAGTTATAGAGGTGTTTACCGAATCCTTAAGCAAATTAGAAAGTATTTAATTGTAAAACAGGAAAAAGCAGAACTTGTTATCAATCACTATGATAAAATTTTTTCTAAAAAAACTTTTGGAAAGGGAGGCTTTGGAGTTAAATGAATAAAGAAGATCAAATATACCATGAGATTTTAGATCATGTTTTAAAACTGTTAAGTCGACATGAATCTATTGTTATGATAGCAGGTGCTTTAATGGTAATTGCTAAACGTCTGTATAAGACTCATTTAAATAAGAATGAGTATAAAAGAGTTATGAAGGTTGCAACTGAATTAGATGTTGAACCTTATGATATTAAAAAAGGAACATTACATTGAAAAAATTAAAAATGAGAGTTTTATTATGGATTCAAGGCTGGACCGGCCAATTGAATTCCTGGGCATGGAGAGAGTGGAATAAACTTCATCGTCAGGATTGGGCAAAAGGTTATGAAAAATGGAGAAAGGAAAACAATAAATAATATGAGATATACATACAAGGTAAGAGAATTACTAAAAGGGTTAGAAGACTTTACCGAGGTTGGTGAAGCAAAACAAATGGAAGCTATGTCTTTAAAGAAATTAAGACGTAAACTTGATGCTAAAAAACAGTATCATGTAGAGTACAGAAATAAAAAAAATAATTTTATATCTGCAACTATATCAGGAATACAAAGTGAATAATATATTTGTAGTTATATTTACTTTTCTAGGTCTAATGACTTTGTTGAGTCTATATATGTTGGTAACCTTATGAGGAATAATATGAAAAAAAGATTTGAAATATGGTCCCTGTATTACAGACAAGAAATTGTTTGGTGTATAATTGGACTTATAGTTGGATTCATACTTGGAGCTTTAATAATATGAAATGGAACAAACTATATAACTATCCACCTTGCGTGCGTAGTACAACCGATGGTCTTAGGACTTATGATATTGGTAACGAAAAATTACCGAGTGTTACGACTATATTATCCGCGACTCAGTCGGACGAGAAGAAACAGTCTTTAGCTGATTGGAGAGCTAGAGTGGGTCCTGAACAAGCTGATAGAATCAAGGATACCGCAGCCATGCGTGGTACAGCCATGCACAAGTACCTTGAAGCATATATTGAGGGAACAGGGCACAAGGACCTGACAAGCATAGGGCGTGAGGCAGAACCCATGGCGAAAAAGATTATTGAATCAGGCCTCGGGGATCTGGAAGAAGTCTGGGGCTCGGAGGTAACTTTATACTATCCTGGTCTATACGCA